AAGTAGGCAGCAGAGAGCCGAGTGAGCTTCCGGGCGGAGCGGAGAAACCCGTTTGCGGGCGGCTTGGTCTAGAATGGTGACGCCGGAAGGGGCGCGGCGCCGTCACCATGGCATACGACATTTATGATCCGCCGAGCGGGCGAACGCGGCGATGGAGTCACCGCAAGAGCGGACGAACGGCGATGCCGTGGTGGGCGCGGATCCTGGTGACGGTTCTTGTTGCTGCGATCTTGTGGACGATTGCGTGGGATAGGGCGAACCGCTGGCTGCGGAAAAGTCGGGAGGCGCCGAAGAGCGCCGCGACGGTGACGGCATCGTCGCAGCCGCGAGAAGCGGAATGGCAGGGCGAAACCTCCATGGCGCTTGAGGAGGCTTCGCGCCAGGCAGTCGCTGGAAATATCACGAAGGCGGAAGTGGCGCTGGACCGAGCGGCAGCAATGGTGACGGGGGCTCGATTCCGGTCGCAGAATGCAACGCCGGCATTTTTTGAGACGAGCGTGGGTCAACTTGACCGCATCGTTGCAAGCCATCCTGAAAATGAACGACTGCGCGAACATGCGGCATTGATGCGGATTGAGCTGGCGCAGTTCCGATCCGCGATAGAGATTGCGCCACCGGAAGCGAGCGAAGCAAATCGCGTGGCGATCGGGGCGCCGCGCACACTCGCGCGAGACGCCACATTGGATCCGAGATCGGCCGGCGGGAGCACGCTCGACGCGAGAGTGATGCCATCGAGCGCAGAAATATTGGAGCCGCCGGCTTCGCGGTTGTTTGTGGACGATGTGCGAGTGGAGAATTTGACGCTCGACGGCGCGACGCAGACGCTCGATGGAATGCACTGGAAGAACGTGACTTTTGTGGGCACGCGATTGCGGTATGAGGGCGGGGAATTGGATCTTCAAAACGTACATTTCGTGCGGTGCACGTTCGGATTTACGACGGACGAGCGCGGAGTGAGGTTGGCGAACGCGGTCGCGCTCGGGCAGACTTCGCTAGTGATCGACTAGTTCGAATCCCAAGACAATTCAAACCGGTGCGGCGTCGAAGTGCGGCGCGAGTGAATTCGTGCGCCAACAAGGCGAGAGGCGAATGGCCATCCAGAAATCGTTTCCGAAAGCGGATCCGGCGATTGTGGCAGTGGAAGGCCCGGCAAACGGTTCCGGCAGCGGAGTGGAGCCGGGAATGGGCGCGGGGGCGCGTCGAAGAGCGAGCGTTGTGGTGGACCCATCGGCGCGACATGCGCCCGCGGGCGGTTCGTCCATCGGCACCTCAATGAGAGCGTTGACGGCCCCCGCGAACGAGTCGGCGAGCGGCGCCGACAGCACGGAAGACTTTCCGTACGGGCCGAACAACGAGCAGCTTCCGGAGCGGTTGCAGGAAGCACTGCGGCGGCTGGTGCAGCAGTACTCGACGGAATCGGAGTCCACGCGGCGGCAGGAAATCCGGAGAATCAAGCAGGCGCACCAGTTCTGGCGAGGATTGCAATATTTGTGGTGGAACGAGCGGGATCAGAACTGGCATCTGCCGTTCGAGCAGAAGATGACGAGCAGCTCATCGCTCGAGGATTTGCCGCGGTACGAATTCGTGACCAACATCTACCAGGCGTTTGGGCTGTCACTGGTGTCGGTGCTGTCGCAGGATGTGCCGCGGGTGAGATTCTTCCCTGCGTCGGCGCAGGCGGAGGAGGATGTGGCCGCGGCGAAGGCGGCGACGGAAGTGGCGGGGCTGGTCGAGCGAAACAACCGCGTAGGAAATTTGATTGTGGAGGAAGCGTTTCACTTGTGGGCGGACGGGAAGGTGGGCGCGTACGTCCGGTTCGTGGTGGATGGGCAGCGATTCGGATTCCATCCAGAGACGGAGATTGCGGGACGCGAAGTAAAGTTGGGCGCGGACGTGTATGTGTGCCCGAATTGCAGCACGGAGACGGAACCGAAGAGGGGGGAGGCAACGAGCGCCGTGGCAGGCGCGAACGTCGGTGGAGCCGCGGCGACGATTGATCAGTGTTCTGCATGCGGGGCGTTGCTGACGGAAGAGGATTTTGTGGCGGCAGAAATGGTGACGGTGCCGTCCGCCGAAACAAGATTGCGGGTGCCGAACGGGCAAGAGGTGATGACGATCGTCGGCGGGTTAGAACTGAAGACGCCACCGTGGGCCAACGAGATGCATGAGTATCCGTACCTGCAATGGAACGTGGAGGTACACAAAGCACGGTTGCGCGCGGCTTATCCACACGCGGCAGAGAAGATTGGCGCGCCGGTGGCGACGGGCGGACAGCAGTATGAGCGCCTGGCGCGACTGGCTCAATCGCAGGGCGGACCGCTGACGGAGGGGGGAGATTTCAACATCAACCTGGTCACGTTTCAGAGGACATGGCTGCGGCCGTGGGCATTTTTTGAACTGGAAGACAAATCGCTGCGGGATGAACTGCTGGAACTGTTTCCGGACGGTGCCTACATCGCACTTGCGGGGGACACGTACTGCGAATCGCGCAATGAAAATATGGACGACCACTGGCGCGTGATGCATGCTCTTCCGGGCGATGGATCGAGCGGGCGGCCGGCGCTCGGGGACGCGCTGATCAGCGTGCAGGAGCGGTTTAACACGCTATCGAACTTGCAGATCGAGACGTATGAGTACGGGATCCCGCCGATTTATGCCGACAGCGATGTGCTCGATTTTGATGCACTGCAAAATCAGACCACGGAACCAGGGGCGCACTATCCGGCGCGAGCGAAACCCGGTCAGTCGCTTGCGGCGGGATTTTTTCAACCCGCGCCAGCAGAAATTCCTCCCGACATGGCGGAGCATGCCGCCAATTTGATGGGGCCGGTGGCGCAATTCTTGACCGGCGCATTCCCGGCGCTTTTTGGCGGGGCGATGGCGAATAATGACACCGCGTCGGGCTATGCGATGGCGCGCGACCAGGCGATGGGGCGGATAGGACTCGTGTGGCGCAGGATGAAATTTTTCCACGCGGACGTCATGTTGCTGGCGGTGGATTGTTTCCGGCGGAACCGGCCGAATGATGTTGAAGTGACACTACTGGGGGCGGGCGCGGCATTCGAGTCGAAATGGATCCGGCTGGCGGATTTGAAGGGAAATCTATTCAGTTATCCGGAAACGGACGAACAGTATCCGACGCTGTGGTCGCAGCAGCGCGCGGTGCTACTGCAGTTGCTAGCGAACCCCGATCCCGAGCTCCAGGCGGTGCTGGCACATCCGGAGAACATGGCGCTGATCAAGCGGCTGATTGGACTAGAGGAGTTCGTCATTCCGGATGAAGAGTCGCGAACGAAGCAGTACCGGGAAATCGCGCAACTCGTCGGCGAAGCGCCGGTGGTGAGCCGCGACAGGGTGAGCGGATCGGAAACGATTTTACCGAGCATCTTGCCGGATGAGTTTGCGGACAATCACCAGGTGGAGCTAGAAATTTGCATGCGGTGGTTTTCGGCGGATGCGGGACAAGTGGCGAAGATTGAGGCGCCGGCGGGCTACGCCAATGTGCGGGCGCACGCGATGCTACATAAGGCTTACATGATCAAGCAGGCGCCGGGCGCACCAGTGATGGCGAAGGCGAAACAGAGGCTGTGAGCGCTGCGCAGCCGGGCACCGGGAAGAACTAAAGCGTGCGCTCGATCGAGCTGCTCGAGACGCGCGAGGAGCCGTAAGCACTGCGCTGGGCCGGCGGAGGAGCGACAAGACGGACGACATGGAGCAAGCGCTCGGGCTTGAAGGGCTTGGCCATGCAGACGACCGCACCAAGCTGATGGCTCGCGGAATAGTCGGCGGGCTGAGCCGAGCGCGTGAGCAGAATCACGGGCACGCGCTGCAGGCGATCATTGCGCTTGATGATGAGACAGAGATCGTGGCCGGACATGTCCTCGGCTTCAACTTCGGCGAGGAAGGCAGCGGGAGTCGTGGTGCGCAGGACTTCGAGAGCCTGCTGCGCAGTGGGAACAATGACGACGGTGTAACCGTCATTCTGTAGAATGGCGCGCATAGTATCGGCGATGCGCTGATCGGGTTCGACCGCGAGGACAATGGACTGCTGTTTCAAAGTCGAGGCGGATTCCGAGTTGGCGCCGCAGACGTAGGGGTCGGAGGAGGCGGCTTTCTTTTCGCTCTTGGCCTCGGCCTTGGCGGATAGAAATTGAATGGCAATGGCGAACTGGCCGTCATCGGATTTGGTGACGCGCACGATTTCGGCGGGCTGAGCCTGATTGAGGGCCGCAGCGGCGCTGGAGTAGGGGAAGGTGACGTCCAGCCGGAGACCCTTCCAGTAGCCGGCGCGGGCGCTCATGAAGAGCAGGCCGTCGCGTGAGACGTCCACGCTCTTGCAAATTTCCTCAATCGGGTCGGGGGAGTTCGCAGCCTTGATGTGAACCTGGGCAGAGATTTTCGCACGCTTGCGGCGGCGGCGTTCCACTCCATTGTGTCCAGGTCCAGCGGATTTAACGGGTGCTTCTGCGGAGTCAACAGTCATCGTGCTCATCCCACACCTCAGAATTTTTTGCAGGGGGCGAGGGCGGCGCTAAGGGCACTGCCCGTCGAAGGGGTCTCGGGATTCTCTCACTTCCCCCGCTGTACGTACTTTTACTTAGGAAGCGCGAAGCAAGGAATAGTACCTTGGTTTCAATTTGGGAAACCTTTTGGCAAGGCATGACTAGTACCGCATAAGTCTTTATAGCAGAGGTGATTACGAAGGAGTGGAGCATGACGCCACATGTAGCGACGCCACCGGTTGTTTTGCCGCAGAAAAGTGAGGCGTCTCCGCCAACCGTGAAAGGAAAAGCGGAACCGACGTGCGGGAATTTGAGGCGGAACGCGACGGATGAGGAGATCCTGGGACTTGAAGCCAAGACCGGGAAGGGCTCACGCGCCGTGCCGGAAGTTGAGCCTGGTCCTGATGCGCGTGAACACGACGACGAAGCAGGAGCTGGCGAGGGGAATGCCGGAAAGCTGAACGAACTGCTGGAGGCGAATCCGGAGCTAAGGTCCGTGTGGCAAGAAGCGCAGGAGTACCGCAAGGTATTCGCGACGCCGCAAGAGGCTCAAGCGGCCACGGCACTGCTGGCAGACCTGGACAAGATGGATGCGCTGTTCTTTTCAGGGCGGCCGGAAGATCACAGGGAACTCGCGAAATCAATTGCGGAGCTTGATCCGACTGCATTTGCGTCGCTGGCGAGGGCGATCAACGCGCATTTGGCGAATGGCGCGACGCGGGAGGGTCAGGACGGTTCATCAGCGAAGAACACTTCGGCAGAGGATCAAGCGCGGAACACGGAACAGAATCGTGAGCGGCCGGAAGCGCCAGGTTTGAGCGAGAGGCAAGCCGAGTTTTTCCACGGGGCGAATGCGTCGGCGGTGGAAGGGGTTCTCGAGGCTATCGAGGGGCAAGTAGAACGATTGCTGCCGGAGGGAGTTTCGAGGAGCGCGCGGTCGCGAGTAGTGGGGGAAATTTACAGGGAGCTGGATACGTCATTGCGCTCGAACCGTCAATTGGCCCAGCAATTGCGAGAAGCTTTCCGGTCCGGATCGCAGGATACTGATCATCAACGCGCCGTGGTGGCGCTGATTGTGGGGCGTGCGAGGCAGGCGCTGCCGGGCGTAGCGAAGAGGGTGCTGCAGGAATGGACTTCGACGCTGGTGACGGCGAATCAGGAGAGGCGCGCACGGCAGCGGACTGCGGAGCGGCGGGTGGACATCGCGGGAAGTGGGTCGGGGAATGATGGGCGTCGGGGGATGAAGCCCCGGGATATAGATTATGCGCGGATGTCGGATGCGGACATTCTGAATCTGTAGGCGGGCGGTCGCGATGCCTTTCGTCAACGGAAAGTTTTACATGAATCCGGCGTATGGCCGGGCAATAGAGAGGGCCAGGGACGCTGCGCAAAATTCGAGTGAGGCCTCAGGTGAGCACTGGGTGACTATCGATGGGCGGCACGTGCTGATACAAGAGGAGAATGACGAACACGCTGGCACTCGACATGCGGCAAGACAGAAATCGCAGGCGCAAAGCAGTGAAACGCCAAAGCCCAAGGGACTGCCCACATCCGGTGCGGCTAGTATCTATGCTGATAAATTCCAAGGAAGAAAGACCGCGAATGGAGAGACGTTCGACCAGGACGGATACACCGCAGCCCTACTTCCGCGGAGCCGATGGCAGGCAGTGAAGCTAGGTACACACGTCGAATTGACTCACAACGGCAACAGCGTGGTCGTAGAAATCAATGATAGGGGCGAGGGAGATAGGAATCCTGAGTCCCCCCGAACGCTTGACCTTTCGCGGACGGCGGCGTCCGCCTTGACCGACAAAGAAATTAACGACGACGAGGATTCAAGAAACGTGGGCCTCATAACTTTGGATAAGATTAAGGTGGTGTCAAGGGATACTCCTTTAGGGCCGGTAGATCGCTAAGGTGGTGTGAAAACATGCGGGCGCGTGCTGGGCGGGTTTTTCAGTTCGCTCTGATTGTAGTGTGGCTTGCGCTATGCTGCCGGACTGCCAAAGCGCAGAGCGTCGTTTTCAAGCAATTTCCTGGACGGGAGGGAATTGGGATTCTATGTTGGAGCAACCCGGTGGAAGGGGCCGGTTTCATATCGCAAATTGTAGTATTTCAGACGAATCATAATGGGAGCACAAGAATACTGTGGGAGTCATCGCTCGACAATTCGTACTCTCCCGAGATCCGATTCATTCCGGAGATTGTGTTGGAGGGGCTGCCTCTTGCGTTGGTGGAACGCAAGACGGGCGCCGCATCGGGGGAACTGGATGTAATTGGGAGGAAGGCTGGACGGGTGGTCGTCCTGGGTGAGCTAGAGGGTTTCGAGTTTGAGATTACAAGGCTGGAGGATGCCAAATTACCATTCGTTGTGGCTCATCAAGACGCGAACATTCTGGACGTCCCGGAAATATACCGTTGGAACGGAAGCCGGTTTCTAGAGGATAGCCGTTCGCACCCGGACTACTATCGGGAACTGCTGGCTGAAGACAGAAATAAGCTCACTAAGGATACAAGTGGGGTGGTTCTGTTGAATTTAGCGCGGATCGCTTTGCTTTCAGGTGATCGAGCTGATGCGAGAGGGATTCTGGAGAGTGCACTTTCGAGAGAGCGCAGCAAGGGGGATGAAGCCGACAAGGAGACAATTCGACGAATTGAAGTTGCACTCCGCTCCCTAACGCGAAACACGGAGTGATCGTACTGCGATTTTTGATGGCGGACAGAATCAAGACGGTCCGACGAAGAGCAGCAAGAATTACCAACCCCAGTCCGAAGAGGACACCCCGCCCAGTGCCCTGAATGAAGGGCGTAATTGGAAGAAGGCCGGCTTAGAGCCGGCTTTTTTATTTTGCGGAAGAGAGCGCGTGGGCAGCGCAACGGAAAGAAGATAAACCCAAGGGAGATTCGAACAACATGGCACAAATGCAAAACGCGCAATCGGTTGCGTTGCAACTAGAGAAGGTGAGGGACAAGCTCCCCTTGCTCTATGAGCGGGACGACATCCTGCTGACGATGATCCAGCAACGCGGCGACGTGGAACGCGTCAGCTCGCGGAACATGCGCCTGCCGTTGCAAATTCGTCCGGGAGGCAAGGCGGGCCTGGCGAACATGGACGGCGGGGACCTGGGACGCGGGTCTGGAACAACCTACGACGTGGCGCAAGTGACGCCGGTATTTTTCACCAACGCGGTGGAAATCACCAAGTTGGTGGAGTATGCGTCGAATGCGCCCGAGAAGGCGATCGAGAATGCGGCGAAGCGAGAAGTGAAGAACGCGATGGCGCAATTCCGGTCGTTTCTCGACAAGGTGATGCAGACGAACGGAAACGGGGTGCTCGGGACAGTCAGCTCGATCACCACGACTGGGTTGCCGAGCGGAGTGGCAGCACAGTTCGGAATGGCGAAGCCGCCCGGGGCGTCGCTCGTGTATTTCAACCAGACGATTCAGGTGTACGACCCAACGTTGACGACGAACCGGGGCTCGGCGAACATCCTGCTGGTGGATCCGTTCAACGCTTTCATCCAGGTGGATTCGCTGCCGACGGGAACGAGCGTTAACGATTTGATCGTGCATAACGGGTTGACGGGAGCGCAGCCGGTGTCGCTTTTTGGAATCTTGTATCACCAGACGAACGCGACGACCGGGACGTGGCTGAACCTAAACCGCGCGACTTATCCGGTGGAATTGGCGACGCCGAACGTGAACGGAAACAACTCGACGCTGACACCGGGAGCGGTGCGACTGGCGATTAACAAGGTGAGAAAATCGTTGGGGTCGAACCAGGTGTCGAAGCTGATTGCGTACACCTCGGTCGAGCAGGAGCATCAGTGGGAGCAGCTTGGGGTCACGATTTCGCAGATTATCAAAGAAGGCGCAGGCGGGCGCGCCAGCGATCTCGATTTGCTCTTCACGGGCGAAAAGACGATGGCTGGGGTTCCAATCAAGTCGAGCATCAACGCGAATTCCACGCGGGTGGATTTTCTCGATCTTTCGCACTGGGGACGCGCGGTGATGCAGGACATTGATTTCTACGATGTCGGGGGACAGACGGTGTTTCCGATTTACGGAGCGAGCGGCGGGCTGGCTTCGGCATATATCTTTTACTTCGTGACGGGATTCCAGGTATGGAACGAATCGCCACGCAGCGGGGCGTATATCAACAACCTGGCAATACCGACGGGGTACTGAACGACGGCGTTCGTGGGGGCGGCGAGCGAGCCGCCCCCGCGGATGCAAATTTCGTGGGGTTCGCTGTTGGTGAATGAGATTCGATTGATTCGAGTGATTCGAGAGACGCATGAGGCGCCGGCAGCGGTGCAGGAGAGGATTGCTCGCGCGGGCGGGTCGAACCGCTACGGCGAGCCGAATTTCCGCGTGGTGTGGGGCGCGGCGCGGCTCGCTTGGATCGGCGGGCGATGGACGGACCGTGACGCGAACGGACACGTGATTCGCGAGACTGTGGAGCTGCGGCGAGCCCCGAAGTATGTCCCACAGAACCGGTGGCACGTGGAGAGGTGGATGCCGCCGGAGATGTACGGGTCGCCGGAAGAGTGGTATGAGCAGACGATTGAGGTGGAGGATGGGATTCAGGTAGCGGCGCTGGGGCCGTATCCAACGCGGGGTGAGTACGAGCATTGCTTTACGCTGGAGAGCGCGGACCGGGAATTTATTCCGTTATCGGCGGCGGCGTGCGATTGGATCGCGAGCGCGGTCGAATGGGCGCGGAGACAAGCGCGAGGGCGCAGGCTCGGGGCGTTAAATGCAAGAGAGGCAGTGCGCGAACGGAACTGGGATCGCATGGCGGATGAAGTCTTAAATGGAGATTTCGATATGTAGGAGTTGTGGCTAGAAGCGGTGAAGGAAAGGAAAATCAATTGATGACGGCGCTGATGGGAACAAACGGCCCGCGAAACATCATGGACGAGACGCGGCCGCACGGGGATACGGCGGCGACCGTGACGATCGCGTCGGTCTCCGACCAGGACTGGTACATTTCGAGGACGCATGGGGTGTATCACATCCCGGCGTGCGCGAAGGGGCAGCCGTACGCAGTGCTGCTGGTGAAATCGCGCGGAGACGCGCTGGATCTTGGCGATAACCGGAAGTACCCGTTCATGATTTCGGCGCGGGAGATTGCTGACGATTTGACGCAGGATTTGCACGATCACGGTGTGTTTGTGTGTGCCGGGGCGAGACCGAGGGATGAAGAGTTGGCGGAAGCAGTGGGGCGGCGAGATGGGTTTTATCAGCGGCTGGTAGCGGAAGGGGACACGATGTGGTCGCGGGGTCACTCATTCCGGGAAATTTCGGACTTACACCGGCGAGCAGCTATCGCGTTGGGGCTCGAGCGTGAGTGGGCGTATGTTCCGGTGCGTCTGATTGATTGTCCGATATGCGGCGAGAAGGTGAAACCGTGGGTGGCTGTGTGCCGGCACTGCCGGGGGATTTTGGATCCCGAGAAGGCAGCTAAGCATGGTCTGGGCACTGGGGGCACGGAATTGAAGGTGAGGGAGAGAAGTGGGGGAGTGCAGGGCGGCTAAGCCTTCTTTTTCGTAGCGCTTCTCCCAAATATAGAAAAACGCCCCGAGAACGCCGAAGAAGCGACGGGTGCGACTGGCAATGCCGCTGACGCGCTGCGCATGCTGCAGCATGTGCAGCCTGGCCTTCATGTTCCTTGCCTCGATCTGTTTATAAGCGGGGTTCTTCATCAAGGACCTCGTGTAGTGGGCCGAGAGGATACCCCATCTGTCCGGGATGTCTATTGGCAAATGAAAGCGTGTCAGTAACGGACGGTGGAAATCGAGGCGGGGAGCTGAGAAGCGTGCAAGTGACGAACAGGAATACTGGGAATGAGCGGGACTTGTCCGCCGGACGAGACGAAGTGAGGAACAGTGAAACTCCACGCTGCGGGAATTGGTTAGGATTTACAATCCCAGCTGAAGCCCAGGATCTAGGATTCGCAAGAGAAAGGGAGGCCGATGCCAATTAAGGGGATGGTGCGGACGACTGCGCTTGTGATGGCGATGTGCCTTGTAAGTGTCTTTTTGGCGACGCCGAGTGCGAGAGGCCAGGGCTCGCGCAAGGATGACATTGTCTTCGGACCCTCGGGGCATCCGATTGCAGGGGCGACAGTGACTGTGTGTGTTGCGACCGCGACGGGAACGCCGTGCGCGCCACTGGCCACGCTCTATATAGACGCAACGTTGACGGTGACGGCACCCAATCCGTTCCAGGCCGATGGGATCGGGAATTATCACTTCTATGCACCCGCAGGGCGGTACCAGGTGCAAATCAGCGGGCCACAGGTCAGCGGGACGATCACTTTCCCCGACGTGATCCTTCCGGCGGACTTGTCCTCGACGAGCTCGGGGAACAATATTTCAGCATTTGGGCTGACGCTCGGCGGAAACTTGAACGTCGCGGGGAACGCGACGATAACGGGGACGCTGACTTCTGGGACATTTAGTCCGGGAACATTTGCGCCCACATCCATCACTGTTGGCGGGAGCGAAACTGTGCTGGGGCCAAGGCCACGGGTGGATGTGACGGCCTACGGAGCGAAAGGCGACGGAACGACGGACGACACGTCGGCTATTAATTCAGCAATAACGGCCTCTTGCAATACCACCCTTGGGAGCAGCCATCCAGATTTGTACTTCCCTCCAGGAACTTATGCGGTTACGCAGACACAGCTTCCGTCTACGGCAGGTATTTTTGAAGTGCCGTGCAGCAATATTAAGTTCGTAGGCCTTGGAAGCTCTGGAACCGCTTCATTCGGACGGGCTGGCGTCGCGCGGATAATGGTGACCACGGTAGGATCGAATCCCAACCTGGCCGCAGTGTTCGATGTACGCTACCCGAACGCACAATCGAACGTCACATTCGAGAATTTGCAAGTCACAGGCTACAATCGCGGCATCGAGATTTACACCACCAACGATGTGGTTTTTCAGAATGTGACAGTAACGGCTGCAATTACGGGCTCGACAGACAACCACCCGTTGGTGATGAGCAATAATTTCTGGTTTGAATGGCATGGTGGCGATTGTCTTTTCCCCGGCACCAACACGCTCTATTGCGTCCTAATGAAAGGCGACATTCCGTTAGGAAGCGAAGCTCCACTTGTTGGGTTAGCTGAATTTGACAATCTACAAGGGGCTGGAGGTGGATTTCAATACAGCCAGCGCGTCAATACGAACGGCAGCGGGCCGGGAAATTTGGCATTTAGAGATATTCGGGCGTGGGAATCCATCGGTACAGCAATGCTCTATGTGTCGAACGACACCGGAAACGCCGGCACCGCAGCCATGCCACAGTTTAGTGGATTGATCTTCGACGCGGTGAATACATCAGATGCGACAAACCAGAACAATGCACTCGTAGAATTTAACTCCTCCGGCTCTGTTTTAGGCGGGGTAGTGATAACTCAGCCATCGACTGGAAATGCCGGAGCGGGCGTTACCATTCGCATGGATGCGGGGAGTCTGACCGGTTGCTATTCCTTTGGGTTGAACCTATTTAATGAGAACATCGTTGTGGATAGCAACGGAAATCCAATTGGTTCTTGCACAGTTTCTAATTCCAATGGCTTCGACTACGCTGTAAACACCAGCGATGCGGGAGCGAGACTTCGTACCGATGTCTTCGGTCTTCAGGAAATAGGCTCCGCGTTCAGGGCTTTTGCCGGTGGCAGCCGGTTCGCTGCCGTAGGTATTGACCCTGCGAACGGCTTCATGTTGAACGGTGTGCAGGGTTTCGGCTGGACCTCTAGTGTCAAAGCAAATTCGGTCAATAGTCTCGATATTCAATTCGCAAATATTCTCCCGCCCACAAACGTGGCCGCCACTCCCACTACGGGGGGCGGCATTGCGGCAGGGACTTATTATGTAACTGTCTCTTCGACTTCAGACAATTGCACGACTCAATCTGCCCCTTCCATTCAGAGTTCTGCTGTTACTTTGTCGGGCAGCAACAACGCCATTAGCGTTTCCTGGACACTTCCAGCGACAAGTCTTGTTTCGCCGAGTGGTTTTTGCATTACAGCTGCCACCACGCCCAATTTGAACGGCATCATTTGGAATCCTGGGACGTCGCAAAAGACTTTTATTTCGGGCGGCACAACGACAAGCACGACTTTGACAGCCCTAGCAAGCATAGCGGGAACAAATCCACTTATTTCAACTTTAGCTGCGGCGCATCGCTTCACACCGACATCTTTGGGAATCAATAACACGAATCCTCAATACAACCTTGATGTGAATGGTAGCGCGGCTGTGAATTCGCTGAATCAGGTGCAGAAGGCGGAGCGCTTTTCGGGCGCGGACGCTGCGGCGAAACTCAACGCATGTCTCGCCGCGGCCGCAACTACATCAAGTCTTTGCGATGCGCGCGGCTTGACAGGGACGCTGACAGGCGCGTCGCACCTTTCGATTCCGGCAGGAACGATCCTCTTATGGGGACAGGCGCAATTAACAATCACTGACACGGCCACGAATGACGCAATCGAACTGTCAGGCGATGGCGCATCCATTTACGGTTACCAGGAGAGCGGAATCACCACGCTGCCAAACACGGACAATTCAGGGTATATCGCGTGCGCGGTGGCGGGATGCACGACCGTAAAGAAGCCGAACCAATCGAGCTCCAAGATTAACTTCGTGCACATCGTAGGGATGTACCTGCAAGCGAATGGCGCAAACTCGAAGGTCATTGATCTGACGAGCGTCGGGCACTCTGTGGTGGAGAGCAACAATCTTGCGCTCGGCATCGGCGGAAATTCATACGGGATATTTGGCGATTCCTCGACGGGAGATTTTGACAGCACCAACACGTTGATACGACACAACAATATCGGACTAAATTCGACTGGAGACACTTGCTTCAGCTTTGCCGGAATTTATAACGCGATGGTGGTGGAACAGAATGTTTGCACATTGGCGCCGGCCGCGTCCTATGGCTACGTGCTTAAAAAAGACTCGAACGGCAACTATCCCGACAATGACGAGATTTACGGCAACGATTGCGAGTCTTCCTCTCAGGCGTTTGGGCAAATCTGTTACAACATCATCGGCGCCCTTTCGGTGACACTCGGCCCCAATAACCGCTGCGAAAACGTATATAACTGCGTGCAGTTCCCGACAGACGGGTCGGCCAACGGCATTCACTTGCTGGATCCTTACCTATCGCTAAGCAATGCCAACCAGGTGAACCCGAATGAGCCGGCGACAGCAACGGTGGCGATCGACAACAACGGACACAATTGGCTCCCATCCATGCACTATGGGCAAAACGATCTAGCTGGTCCGAACCTGCTCGGCAACGCGGGGTTCGAGGGATGGCAGAACTCGACGACGCTTTATTACTGGGGTGGCGCAAGCGGCACGAACATCAACCAAGCGGGCAGCGGGATTTATGTGCAGGAGGCGAGTGCCGGCTCCGACCCTGGCGTGGATTCCTTCACGCAGGGAACATATAACGTCCGGGTCGGTGATGGAGCAACGGCGGGGCTTGGAGTCAACTCCGGATGCATTCAGGTGGACCCGTTGCGGGAATATACATTGATGTTCCGTGTGGCATCGAGTTCGACATCGAATAACTTCCGTCCCGGATTCCGGTTTTACTACGACCCGAATTGCACCGAGGCGGACAAGATAACGAGCGTGGCGACCAACGCACGCGTGCTGGCTCCGACAAACTATGCCAGCAACTTGCAATCCACCAATGCTTCTTTAACCTACAACAACGGAATTACGTGCAACTGCAACGTGACAGGAGCTGATTGGCAAGTTTCGACGGCTAATACCTGGACAGTGAATCGCAATTACGGAATCGTATTTCGCGTTCCCAATGCGTTCGGCAATTCGAGCACGGTGGCACATTCGATGAGGATATTCCTGCTCGAGAATACGGCCGCGGCAAACAACTATGTATATTTCGACGACGCGATCCTAAGCCAAGGGCCTGCGAGCCCGGATATCAGGCCCGCCGCGCTTGCCGACAGCGGGAACGGCGGGACGGTGAATGGGTATTCGAATTACAATTTTTCCGGAACTGTATCGTTGCAATCGAATACAGCAAATGTGGGGACGTTCGCGCACAGCATCACGGCCAACCGGACGTGGACACTGCCGGATGCCGCCGGGCCGGTGATTGTGCAGACCGGCTCAACGCCGATCAATAATGATTGCGCACAATTTTCGGTCTCGGGCAGCACGGTGACTATCAAGGATAGCGGCGGCGCGTGCGCATCTACTGGGGCACTGGCTTCGTGGGGACTCCAGCACGCAGGGTCGGGCCAGAGTTTTTCGTCGAACGCGGTGAAAGTATGGGGCATCATCATTCCCTATGCCGTGAACTACAGCCACATTGACTACGACGTTTCGACCCTTGATTCGAGCACTTCGGACTTTTATGACCTGGGATTGTACGGGCCGTGTGCTGTCAATACTTCGAGCTGTCCCCTTGTGACTCACATCGGGGCGCAGAATTTGACCGCATCGGGCTACAAGCAGGCCAGCGTGACGAGCGGAACGATCCAGCCGGGACTATACTGGGTCGCGATGACGGGAAACGCGACGACGGCACAATTGGCGACCACGTCCGTGAGCGAATGGACCGTTTGTCCCTCGACGAATTCCTCGACGACGTCCAGCAGTGGAGCACTGCCGTCGACGATCGCGACACCGAATTGCAGCGCCCCGCAGTGGACGGGAGCGGCGGTGGTCAGCATCGGATTCGAATAAGACAAGTTCGGCTGCCAAGAAAGTTGCCTTTCGCGCACCTGGAGTGTGAATGCAGGTAGCGGCGTATTCGGATTGGTTTGCCCATCACGGCGGAAATGAGCACCTCTCATAAGAATCAGTACAAAGGGCTCGCAGACCTTGAAGTCTGGCTGAAGGGGATTGCAGCGGCAGCGATTTCGGGCGGGGCCAATGGAATTGTCACCGGCTTTGCGGCGATCGGTATCGATCCGAACCATTTCAATCTCCAGGAGGGGTTCCACCACACACTGACGATTGGCGGAGTCAGCGCGGCGATCAGCGCAATTCTTGGTGTAGCGCTGTATTTGAGGCAATCACCATTGCCTCATGAGGGATTGGATTTGGATTCGCGGAGCGAAGAGCCTCGGTTACCGAGGTAGTGAGTAGCACACATCGCTTCTTGCCTTTTAATACCGGCGGAAGAGTTTCCCGGAGGCAATCATGCCCGTTTTACCGACAACGGCGTATTCACAGGCGGAAGACGCGCTCAATCTCGCGCGAGCACTCGTGAACGACTCCGCCGGTGCCGTGTTCACGGACACGCTGTTGATGCCGCTGCTCAATTCGGTTTATCGCGGATTGCAGCGTGAGCTGGCGGAGAATGGGGTAAGCGTGCTTACGGAACAGCAGGATATCGAGCTGGACGTGAATGGATCCACGGGAATAACCAGCACTGAGATCAGCGACGTATCGAGCCCCCAGCTTCCGACCGATTGCTTGATGCCGCACATGCTGTGGGAGCGTGCGACGGCGAATACGACAGATGTGCTGGTGCCGATGGAAAAATTCATGAGCGGCGGCAGCATGTTGAATCTGCAGCCGAGCACCTACTTGCGGCTATGGGAATGGCGGGAAGACAAGATTAATCTAATCGGGGCGACGCAGTCCATCACTGTGCGGGTGCGATATGAAAAGGTGCTCCCACAGCTCACGCTGGGAACGGACCCGGTGATGATTCGGTCGGCGACAGATCCGCTCGGATATGCGACCGCGGCGCTAGCGGCACGTTCGCGGGGGGCGCGGGCACTCGCAGCAGATCTGCTGGGCGCGGCCCAGCAAGCGACCGAGAATTTGATTCATCGGTACGTTCGGCCGGAGCAAGTAAAAGCCCGACGGCGGCGGCCCTACGGCTACCGACAACGGGTGATTTACTTGTAGGGAAGGTGGACTTCAGAATTCATTGGACTACGAGTTGTAGAGGAAATCCCCGCGCTGCATTGAGCGACGTGCCGGCGGCATTTTGCACGGTTGCCTGAATGAGGAAGTTCGTCGTGCCGGCGGGTGTGCCGATGGTTGCACGCTTCCCATGACCGCCGCAGCCGCCGATCAGTCCGGCAATTCCTAAACACAGGACAGCAAGTGATCCCAAGCGGATCTGTTGCGCGCGGGGGGATACAGCCGCGCGCGCGATCATAAAAACTGCCAAGGCGGCCAATGGAAAAGCAGCGAGGAGCGGCAAGCAGCCTGAAGGAGAAACCTTGTCTCCGAGGGATCCAGGGATTGACCCGAGATCGCCTGTGACACGAGATGTGGTTTGGATTGTGAGCGTGAAGGGGACAGTGGTGTCGGGCATGGCCGTGACAGACGGAGGAGAGAACGTTGGCACCGTGAGTGCCGGCAAATCAGTGGGTGGGGCAACGGGCCCGATAGGGCTTGCAATAGGCGGAGCCACAAACGTGATTGTGTAAGGGGAGTTCGCGGGAAAATTCCCATCGGTCGTGAGTTGGAGATTATAGGTGGCGGTCGTGCCTGCAACTGCGGTGACGGACATATTTTGAGTGCCTGCAAGAGCGATGGAGAAATCGGCGCCGACACCTGTCAGGGCCGCGGTGAGGTTTGTGCCGGCGGTGTACGAGACCATGAGTTGGGCTGAACGTGCCGCTGTAGCGCGGGGTTCAAATACGACGTTAATGGTGCAACTGGAATTTGCAGGAAGGGTGGTGGTGCAGGAAGTCGCCTGGGCTTGAAAGTCGGACGGATTTGCTCCCTGGAAGCTGTTGACGACAAGACTTGTGAGCTCAGCGCTGGTCCCGTTAGTGAGTGTGAATGGCGCGGGAGGAGAAATACCGCCGGTGGGTTCGACGCCGAAATCGTTCGAGGAAGGCGACAGAGTGACCGTGTTCAACGGTTGGCCTAAGTTCTGATACTGCACGATGCGATTGCGGCCCTGATCTGCGACGAATAGATCGCCCGCCGTGTCGAAAGCAATTTCGCCGGGAGATGAAAGCTGAGTGGCGACGACGGAAATTCTTGCGGTAGTGGAATCGTAACGAAGAAGTTCATTGGCTGCTGCGTCGGCAACGAAGAGATTGCCCCCGCCGTCGGTCGCCAGGCCTGCGGCACAAATTCCAGCAGAATTCACGCCACTCGCTTGCGCGCTGATACAGGATGAAGAGCGGCCTACAAAGCCGGTGACGGCTATTATGGCGCGTGTCTGGGCGTCGATAGAGAAGACAGTTCCTGTTTCAGGGGAAGCCACAAAGACCCTACGGGCGTCCGGGGTGACGGAAATGCTCGCTGGTTGCGCTACGTGCGCGAGCAATTCTGCAGGACCGGGAAGCTCAGAAGTGGCGGCATGCAAGACCAGGACAGCGTTTGCGCCGTGGTCCGCGACGTAGAGGTTTCCCGCGTGATCAAGAGCGATTCCCATAGGTTCGATGAGTTCAATTAACTGGTGCGGTGCCCAGTGTCCGAGAATGCTGCGAATCACACCGGACTCACTGCTGGATGATCCTGCGACGCGTCGGATGGTGGAATTGCCACTATCAGCGATGAATATGGTCGCGTCGGAAGCGACGGCCACGCCGCTGCGCATGAGCAGAGAATCCAGTTTCAAATCGAGTTGAGCAGAGGTTGCGGGGCCACCATCGCCAAGCGAGCCAGCCTGGGCGACGCCGGCAACAAGCATAAGATTTGGAGCTGCGACTATCGGAGCGCCGGCGGGCGAAATGAGAGCGACGGGATCAAATGCGAACAGGCGGTTCGGGCTATCGAAAACCGTGAGGTAGACCGGGGAATTCACGGACTGGTCAGCGGCCGGTCGGGACTGGGCAAGTCCAAGCGAACGGACCGGCAGATTGTTCGCGATAACTAGGGGGGCTGTGGTTGCGCCGCCGGAGGGTTCATTCGCGCCGGGGGGCAGGGAACGTGCCACCACTGCCGAAGCAATCACCCCCAAAGCGCAGAAGACCACCGGTCGTCGCAATCAACTCTCCTAGTTCGACGCTTTGGATTCACCAGCAGGCAATCGGGTTGCGTCAAGAACCTTAAATCATAGCACGAGGCAGAGGCGCGGAAGGCCGCCGCCGCAACTTTTTCACAAGAAAAAGCGCTTAGCCGGAAGCGGCTGCGCTACGGAGGAACCATGGCACTCACATTTACGCTTGTGGACACGTGGGACGATGGCAGACGAATCCACGTCTCCGGCACGGTCGCCGCGTCAGGAAACTATACGACCGGTGGCGACACGCTCGATCTCTCGCAGGTTCCGATCATCGCCTCGACACAGCCCCCCATCACCGGGACCTCGTGGATGGATGGGCTCTCTGGCTACGACTATGTATTTTACCCGGGCACGGCGATGAATTCGAACAAAGTGAAAATATTTCAACAGGGATCCACCTCCGGTGCGTTTCCAGAACTCGCCGCGGGAGCGTACCCCGGGGGAATTGCCGCCGACACAATCACTTTTTACGGAATATTCCCGAAATTGCAGTAGGGCCTGTGCCAGATGAGCATTGAAACTTTCACGCCTCTCCCGCTAACGACGTTCGGCTCCTGGGTAACGCTGCTCGACCCGTCGGACGTGCCGCCAGGAATGTCGCCCAGCCTTGCCGACGTGGAGTTCTTCCCAGGCGGAGTGCGCACACGGCCCGGTCTCGTTTCCCAGTTTCCGCTGATGCCAGGCACCCCGAACATCAATGGCCTGAAAACCTACGGGACGACGAATCTCGTCCAGCGACTGCTGGTCCTCGACTCGCTCGGCAATCTTTACAAGGAAGGCTCTCCCGGTGTTCTCTCGAATATCGCTGCAGGAATCCGGCCGAGTCTCTACTTTGCCTCGACGACACAATTTGGCCGTGAGTACATGGCCTTTTCGGATGGGCTCGTCGGGCAGGATTTGCCGCGACAATACGACGACACGTACTTTGATCGTGTGAGCCAGGTGGGGCCCGGCGAGGGTCCCTCGGTTGCCGACGCCGCCGATCCAGGCAGCATTTCACCAGGCGTGCATCAGTGCGCGGTCGTTTTCGCGACGAGGCAAGGCTACTGGACAGTTCCTTCTCCGCCGATTGGCTGGACGGCGGTTGGCTCAAAGAAAGTCAATATCACAAACATTCCCACCGGGCCATCGAATATTGTTCAGCGCCTGCTAACGTTCACCGCGGCGGGTGGTGCCAGTTTCTATCACGTGCCGGCGACGATGGTGATCAATGACAATACCACCACGTCGCTCGAAGTGGATTTCTCCGACACAATCCTGCTCAGCGGCGTCAGCATGGATTACCTATTCGGCCAAATCGAGCTGCCCAATCAAGTCGGTGTAGTGGACTATGCCGAGCGGATTTTCTGGTGGGGCGAACGGTCGAAAATGCCGAACTGGCGTAATCCCACCTTCGACGGTGGCTGGGACGCATCGGGCAACGGGCGCCCCCTCGGGTGGCAGTTAGATCCCGTAAACGGAGCCGGCGGAAGCCGCGAATCCGTCGACGTAATTTGGGGTGATGCCTACCGGATCACGGCGGACGGTGTGACAATTGTCCGTGGCGAGATTTCGCAGAACGCCATCACGGACGCAACGGGGAATCCATTGTTTCTGAACAACACGGATTATTCCGTGCGCGCTCGCATAAAGCGCAGCTCGAATTTGTCGGCGGGAACCCTGCGCATCAATGCCTACAGCCCTTCTATGGGTCTTATCGGTACGGGTTTGGCCATCACACCCGTTCAGGCAACCACGGCATATCAGGAATTCACGGCCGACCTCTTTCCGCCCCAGACTTCACTGCCCTCAGATCTCATGCTGCGAGTTTATGCGGACGGGCTGCCGGCACCCAGCGGGGAGTCTTTCCTGGTGGACAACATCGAAGTCTTTGCAACCAATGCGGCCCAGAACGCCTCGCTCGTGCGCGCTTCCGCCACGGAGGCTCCGGAAAGCTACGACGGTGTGAGTGGCATCATGGAAATCGCTGTAAATAACGGGCAGGGAATTCGCTGCGCGTTCAAGCTGCGCAACAACCTCTACTTCGTGAAAGAGCGCAGCATGTACGTCACGGCGACGGACGGGGTTAATGAGCCGGCGCTTTGGGCGGTTGAAGAGGTCTCGAATAAAGTCGGCACACCCTCCGCGCATGGTGTTGGCATCGGTGAGGAGTGGGTCGTGATCGCGGGCCGCTCGGGCCTCTACTTATTCGACGGCAGTGAGCCCATCAAGCTTTCGCAAGAGATCCAGCCCACGTGGGACACCATCAACTGGCAGTCCGGCCAAGTTCTATGGGTGCAAGTGGACACGCAGCATAAGCGAATCCTCACCGGTGTCCCGATGGGGAGTGCCACGCAACCGAATCAGATCCTCATGCTCGACTATACGGAAGGATTCCAGGACCCGCTTGTCTCCATGTTCACGACGCCGGAGCGCGCGCGGAAATGGGCGCAGTGGATGATCCCGGCAAATTCGTGCGGCCTCATTGAACGGCCGACAGGCGTCGCGCAGATCTTTCTCGGAACGAACAATGGCAGCACAAAAATCTATGCGCTGACGGAAGGTCAGTACTCGGATGACGGCAATGCGATCAATTCCTTTTACACGACTGCGTATCTTTCGAGCACAGGGATCAGCGGCCGGAATTTGTTTGGTTACCTCACCGCGTACGTGCAAGGCGCAGGATCGCTGGCGTTGTCTTCCTATTCTCCCGGCGATGCAGTCGAAACATCGCTTGGTACCTGGACGCTTGCTTCGCCTGCGAGCCGGGACATGGAGCAGTTCACGAACGTGCTGGCCGAGCGCATTTCTTACCAGGTTGGCACGAATGCAGTGGGCTCTTGGTTCTCAATGACGAAACTCGTGCCCTGGGCCAAGTCGGATCCGTTTGCAATTGTTCGCGGCACAAATTAGATCGTGTAGCGAGCACACCTGGAAATCGTTCTCCCCACTCGATGCTGACTGTTCCACAAATTGAAGCGCTGCGGCGCACGAATCCGCAGCTCTATGAAGCGATGAAGCGGCTCGCGCAAGCGTCGCTAGGCCCGAATCAGGGCTGGAGCCTGGATAGCCAGGTCACCGACGGGACAAATTATGCGCGCATCGTGTCTACAGCTCTGACGGCAGGAAAACTCGATCCGACGAGACCGGGGATGCTGATGAAGGGCTCGGTCCCGCCCACCTGGTCGGGCGCGATGACCTACGTCTCAACCACGACGACCATCACCTGGAGGTGGACCGGCCTTTCGATATCGCGCGCGGACGGCACGAACACTTCGGTTCCCGATGGATCGCTGGATGTAACCGGCCTGACGCCAGCGACGACGTATTATTTTTATCCTTATTGGGATGATGTGGCGCTGGCAATCAACTGGGTGGCAAGCGGCGTCGGCACTCCCCCCAACGCTCAAACCGCAAAAACAAATTCCGCCGCGCAGCAGCAATCGTTGCAGGGACTTATTCCACTCTCGCAAGGCGCCATAACAGCGGCGACAACGGCTTCCGGCACGGGCGGCGGCTCAGGAGGCGGCAGCGGGAGCTGCCTGCGTGCTGGCACGATCGTGCTCACTGAAGAGCGAGGCAGCGTTCCGATCGAATCCTGTATCGTCGGAGAACATCTCAGGTGCCCCGGCGCGGCGGCGGGAAGTGAGGCTTGGACGCGGGTCCTCCAATTACAGGTGCGCGACGCAGACACTTTCATTCGGCTGCATTTCTCAAACGCCGAGACTCTCGACGTGACGCCGCACCATATCTTCACGCTCGCGGACGGCTCGCCGATGCGCGCCGAGCGGCTTTGCTTGAGCGACATTCTCGTGGGGCGCTTCGGCCGCGTCACGCTCAAGAAGATCGAGGCCATTGTCGAGAACAGCAAAAAAGTGACGTTGAGCTGCGAGCCAACGCACCAGTTCTTTGCAGGCGGTTTTGCGGCCAGCGTGCTGACGCACAACTACACGTTCACCTCATGAGCTCGTGATGACAGGGCGCCGTTACTACCTCACGACTTATGGCGACTGGCTGCGGCACTCCGCGCGGTTTGCGAATTCGCACTGGCTGTCCTTGAGCGAGCAGCGGAACGAATCATCGCCAATTCTCGTTCTCATCGAGGCCGACGAAGGCGTGCATCTCGTTTTAGAAGATGACAAGGCATTCAAAGCGCTGCCGCACCCGCTCACGCAGAAGCCCATTTCGGAGGCCGCCCAGATCGCACTCGCCGGGCAAGGGATTGCGCAGGGGGCCACCACATTTGAAGTTGCAGAGTCGCTAGGCAGCAAACATCCGCTCCTGCGCTATCGCGTATTTTGACCCGTGTCCGTCCGCGCCTATACGGAAGCCGACCTCGATGCGCTGCGGCGCATGCACGAGCAACAGGGGTTCGACTACGCGTTTCCTGACATTGCGGACCCGGTTTTTGTCTCGAAGCTCGCGGTCGTGGACGATTCCGGCCAAGCGGTTATGGCCTCGCTCGCGCGCCTGACATGCGAGATTTATTTGCTAGCGGATTCAAAAGCCGGGACACCGCGTGAGCGCTACAAACGGATGTTGCAGCTGCACAACGTAGCCGAGCATGACCTGCTCTCGCGTGGTCTCGACGACGCGCATGCCTGGCTGCCGCCGTCCATCGCCAAGCGATTCGGGCGGCGGCTCGAAGCGCTCGGCTGGGTGCGCGATGATGCTTGGACGCCTTATTGCCGGCGCCTTCGCCTGAAGTGAAGCCGGTGTAAATTCCGACATCGGGATAAGGAATCACTTCATTTCAATTCTTCGAATTCGAGTTTCTCTTCTCTCGGGGGGACCTATGTCTCGTGGAGCGCAACACACGACCCGTCAACTGGCCGACCAACAATTGCAACAACAGAACCAACTCATTTCGCAGGCGAATCAGCAAGGCCTCCAAGACCGCTCATTACTCATGCCCTCGATCCAGAGTCTCTTGACCAGTCCCGGCTATACTCCGGCGCAGCAATCGGACATCACGCAGCAAAGCATGGGCGCCACTAACACCGCCTTCGATGCGCTGCGTGAGCGCGCCGCCAATCGCGCCGCCGCTACCAACGACACGGCCGGCTTTGCCGACTTGACCGCACAACTCGGCCGCGAGCAGGCACAGGCCCTCGCGAACCAGGCGCAGCAGAACCAAATCGCGTTCGCCAATCAACAATACAAGGAGCAGCTCGCCGGGTTGAATGCGCTAGGGCAAACTTACGGGATTGACACAAATTTGCTTGGCCACGCCATGGGCGTTCCGGCGCAGTTGCTCGGCGTCCGTCAGCGCGCGTCCGGGGGATCCTCAACTGGCGGGATGGGTGGCCTTTTCGGAGTGGGCTCCGGCATCGCTTCGCTTTTCGGATAGGCAAGAGCGAAGGAGTAGCTGCTGGAGCATCCCGCTAGTCCCCTGGGTCCTCATGCGCAAGTTCCTTGATCCCTATTGGTGGAGATTCGCACTGGCATTACTGGTGCAATTTGTTGTTTTTATCCGCTGGATCTATCGGCGCATTCGCGATGATGAGCTCAACCGGGCATTCATCCGCGATATGGCCACGAACCATCTACCACGCATCTACGAACTGCTCGAGAAGCTCTGCGGTCAGCAGGGAATTGAGCAGTCACCGCGACCTCCGATCCGCTGGGTGGACCTACGTGGCCGCCGGAACGTGCCTCACTGAAAATGAACTCGCCCTCTCCCGCATTGCTTGCCCTTACGCGCACAAGTGCCGTCCAACATTTGTTGGACCCGGCCCTCGTGTGCGCGGTCGTCGAGCAGGAATCGGCTTGGGACACATTTGCGGTTCGGTACGAGCCTGCTTTTCGATCCCGTTACGTCGCGCCCCTAAACCTGCCTGCCACCGAAGAAATCACACGTTCCATTTCGTGGGGGTTGATGCAGGTCATGGGACAGGTTGCGCGCGAGCATGGATTCTCGGAGATGCCCCTCGCCGCACTTTGTGATCCAGCTTACGGGCTGAATATAGGCTGTGAAGTCCTTTCTGCAAAAATGACCGCGGGGGGTGGCGAACCCTCTCGAGCACTTCAGTTGTGGAATGGCGGCGCAAATCGCAGCTATGCAAGCGAAGTTCTTTCGCGCGTTTCTCGATATCGCTGAATTTGATGCACTGGAATTTGTCCGACTTCCGGCGCTGGTGGCATTCGCCCGCTCGTTGGCGCTGGATTCGCGTCGTCGGGGTATCGAAATGTACCTCTGGCGATGCGATCCGGAAACTTAATGACGAACTCGTAAAACGGCCGGTCAGTGCGTCACATTTCGTGCCAGTGGGCGTCGGCGCCCATCGAGCAGGTAGAATCGTCCGTGCTTGGCGGGGGAGGGCCTCATACAGGCATGCTGCCAGGGTGGCGAGCTCTTTGACCGCCACGGCCACATCGGATAAACAATCCGACCGAACTGATCGAACCGTCTTTGCGTTCTCTCCGCGCCCTGAAATTCTGCGAACAACTCGTAGCCTTTCCAATTTCGGCGATCTTATCTAGTAGTTGTCGCCAGATTTCTCAGAAAAACATGACGCAGGCAGGGAATATCGAGATTCGAGGCAATCATGTCCCGTACGATTGAAGTTGCAGTTCTTGCCTTTGTACTCCTAGTGGTTGGGTTGGCGCTTCATGCATGGCTCACTTCCCGGGACGCCCAGCTTCGCCTCCAGGCGGCTCTGGCTGCTCAAAAGCAGTTGCTCGATGCTGCCGACGCCCGCGAGCGACATCGCAACGCGTCATTAAACAACACCCTAACACAAATCGAAGCTCTCAAACGAGCGACGCAAACTCCAGAACAAATTCTTCACGAGCTTCCGAATTACCTGCCCCTACCGCAACCGCTCACCATGACGTTGCTTTCCGATTCAATCCCCCCAAGGCTGCCAGCTACCGCGCCTTCCGAAAATCCTCCACCTAAGGTGCTACCAAGCTCTGGAATTACTCAGCAGGGAACTGACGAGTGCTTGAAAACGGCGAGCGGGTCTACTTGTCAAGATCCAAATCCAAACTCCCCCGTCAGTTCGCATCTCCCGAGCGGAACCGCAGTACATAATCCGTATTCATCGACTAGCGCCGAGATTCCTGCTGTCGATTTGAAACCGCTTTATGACTACGTCCAGGATTGCCGTGCCTGTCAGACCCAGCTTGCTACGGCGAAGCTCGATGCTGCCGACAACGCGACGAAAATTGCTGCTCTTATGCGCGAGCGGGACGCCGCCCTCACAACAGCGAAAGGTGGAGGCTTCTGGCAGCGCCTGCGAAGAGACATTGTTTGGTTCGCGGTTGGCACCGGTGCGGGAGCCGTCGCAGTCTGTGGCATGGGTCATTGCCGCCCTTAGCTCCGTACCTCGTAGCTAGTCAGGACGTTCGGGGCCGCTTTGCATCTGATTTCAACTATATTTGACATTGGCAGTGTGCTGCAACTGTCCTCTATTAAGAAATGAAAGCCAACCCCCCACCCTTCGTACTTTCGTCACATCACAAATCGTAACGTTACACCGCCATTTTCTCTCCTGCCGATTTGATATGTCGATCGACGTCTACAACCCCTCCATAAACCATGAGGGTTAGTTTCGAATCTTAGGCGAACTCTTTGAATCATTCCTCCCCAATCTCAGACGAAATCACGCCGATGGAGTGCTCCAGTCAAAACCAGACAGTCAGGACCTCGGATTTTTGTGTACCTGTGAAAGCCAAGAAGCCCTCAGGCGGGGTGCGATTTTGGACTCCGCATTGCGGCCGGTCGTGATTG